GAGTTTGGAGATGGAAGTATTCAAACTGCCGCTGGTGCAACACAAGGTTTCTCAATTGCAATGGCTACTGCACTTGGTTGATATAAATATAACAAAGGAAAATTAATATGGCAACTCCAAATACAAAAGCTGCACTCAAAGAACATTGTCTGAGAAGTCTTGGTAAGCCTGTAATTGACATTAATGTTGATGATGACCAAGTAGATGATAGAATTGATGACGCACTACAATACTTTGCACAATACCATTATGATGGTGTTGAGAGAATGTATTTAAAACACAAAATTACACAAGCAGAAATAGATAGAGCTGCAACAAATACATCTGTTACTGCAACTGATACAGCAGATAATTCAATTACTGCATCTTGGTTAGAAGGAAATGGATTTATACCAGTTCCAGATAGTGTATTATCTGTTGTAAAAGTTTTTGATTTTACAGATAAGAATACAACTAATATGTTTGATGTACGATATCAATTACGTCTAAATGACTTATATGATTTTAGTAGTGAATCAATTATTCATTACGAGATGACTATGCAACATCTAGATTTCTTAGACCATATTCTTGTTGGTGAAAAACCTATTCGTTTCAATCAACATCAAAATAGATTATACATAGACATGGATTGGAATCAAGATGTAAATGTTGATGACTTTATTATTATTGAGTGTTATCGTAAATTAGACCCAGCGACATACACAGATATTTTTAACGATATTTATTTAAAAAGATATACAACTGCACTTATTAAAAGACAGTGGGGTGCAAATCTTTCTAAATTTGAAGGTGTACAAATGTTAGGTGGTGTAACTTTAAATGGTGCGAAACTATTTGAAGAGGCTCAGGCAGACATAGAAAAGTTAGAGGAACAAATTCAACTTGCGTATGAACTACCACCAAACTACATGATAGGATAATTTGATGCCGACAAACGTATATTTTGATACTGGAACTAAACCAGAACAACATCTCTATGAAGATTTAATGATAGAACAATTAAAGATTTATGGACAAGATGTTTTCTATATTCCTAGAACTTTAGTCAAAGAAGATAGTCTCTTTGGAGAAGATACTTTGTCTAAATTTGGGGATGCATACCTTATCGAAATGTACTTTGAGAATGTAGAAGGATATGAAGGTGAAAAAGAAATCATGTCCAAGTTTGGTTTACAGATGAACGAGGATGTTACCTTTGTTGTTGCAAGAAGAAGGTTTGAACAATTAGTATCTCATGATTCTAATTTAATTGTAAAGACAAGACCGAATGAAGGCGACTTGGTTTACTTTCCAAAAGTAAATAAGATATTTGAAATATCTTTTGTAGACCATGATGACCCATTTTATCAAGTTCATAATATTCCAGCTTTTAAATTAAAGTGCAAAACATTTGAATATAGTTCTGAAGACCTTAATACTGGTATCACAGAGATTGATGCAATTGAGACAGATAACTCTCTAGACCAATTAGTATATCAGATTACTATGGAACAGTCAAGCACTACTACATATAATGAGGGTCTTGAACTAGAAGACGGAACTGGTAACTTAGAACAAGAAACTGCTACTGGTGGAACTGATAATCTTATCGGTGAGAACGAAACTGGTGGTGACCAGTTGGTTCTTGAAACTGGTGACTATATAATACAAGAAGGTTATGTAGTTGACACAATAGATGAAAACGCAATGAATGATTTCTTTGAAACTCAAGATGATAATATCATTGATTTCACGGAGTCAAATCCATTTGGTGATATAGGAAGATAATATGTTAGGACAACAATTTTACCATGAAACTATGCGAAAGGTCGTAGTCGCCTTTGGTACTATTTTCAATAATATTAATATCGTCAGAACAAATAATTCTGGTGAAGTTATTCAAAGTATGAAAGTACCTCTTGCATACGGCCCAAAACAAAAGTTCTTGACAAGACTTAGAGAAGACCCCAACCTCAACAAAAAGGTTGCATTGACTTTACCCAGAATTGGTTTTGAGATTTCTGGTATTTCATATGACCCTTCTCGTAAATTAAACTCAATTCAAAAAGTTAAAAAAACAAATACATCTGCTGATGGTAAGACACTTTCATCACAATATATGCCTGTACCGTATAATATGGATTTTGAATTAGTAGTCATGGCAAAACAATCAGATGATGCACTTCAGATTGTAGAACAGATTTTACCTTTCTTCCAACCAGATTACACAATTACACTTAACGATAATACTGCAATGGGAACAACAAGAGATGTTCCAATTATTCTTACTGGAGTAACTTATGCAGATGAGTATGAAGGTTCTTTTGAAGATAGAAGAGTTCTTACATATTCATTATCGTTTACTTCAAAATTCTATCTATACGGCCCAGTTACAGACCAGAAAGTTATCAAACAAGTTCAAGTTGACCAGTATACAGATATGCCTATCAACGCACCTAAGAGAGAACAAAGATATAATGTTACTCCAAGTCCAGCAACTGCTGATGCAGATGATAACTTTGGGTTTAATGAGACAACATCTTTCTTTGAAGATGCAAAGAATTTTGACCCAGTGAGTGGTACGGATAAAGAAGACGCATAAATAATAGAAAAGGATTAAGACATGGCAATTAGAAAAATCAATTCTCGTTCTATTCAAGATGGACAGATTGCAACTGCTGACCTTGCAGATGATGCTATAACTGCTGGTAAAATCGCAGACAGTGTTACTCTTGGTGTTGGATTTTTCCAAGGGGAAAATGGTGCAAGGGGTGACAGTTCTTCTGGTAAGGGTGATATATTTCGTGTAAACGAATCAACTCTAAACACAAGTGTGACTATCGCATCTGGTGATAATGCATCATGTGCTGGGCCTTTGACTGTATCCACATCTGGAACTGTTAACTTGACTGTTAACGGTAACTTAACGATTGTATAGGGGATAGAGAATGGGTTCAACATTAACAGTAGATAATATCGTAGGTGCAACCACAGCCGCAAATGTTAAGGTGCCTGGTGCTATTATTCAAACAGTCACTACTGAACTTAGTCAAGATGATGGTGCTTTAGGTACTATAACAAGTGCATCTTTTACAGAATTAACTGCTTTAAGATGTACAATTACACCAAAACTTACTGGTTCAAAAATTTATTATCGTTCAAGTATTCATTGTGGAAATAACCATACTGGTGGTTCTTGGTATAGTACAAGACTACAAGTTGCTGGTTCTGTTATTTCGGAAAACTCTTTTTATGCAAATGAACAGTATGATATGATTATGAATCATACATTTCATGAGGGTATTGACCCAACTTCCACTACAGCTGGAAGTGCAAGAAGATATGATTCTTTTTTTAGAGGTGGAACTGCTGTACCATTTAAATTTAACTGGCCTGCTGGAAACAGTTTGAAATCAAAATGTGTTATAACCTTAATGGAGATTGCACAATGAGTACTCTATTCGTAAATAATCTAAACACTGCAAGTGGTACAACTATTACACTACCTACTGGTAAGAAAATAATTGGTACTGATGCTGGTTCAATCGCTGGTACTGGTAATGTTGTTAATGTAACTCACGCCCAATACGGTAGTGGTAATAGTGTCAGTCCAAGTACTTCATATGTCAACACAGCAACATTAGGTACAGTCACGACTACTCATGCAAATTCAAAAATTTTAATTATTTCAGATGTACCAATTCAAACTCAAGATAAAGATACCATCTGGACAATGGGATTAAGAAGTAGTATTGATAGTTATGCATCTAATTTAATGCAAAAACATTTTATTAACTACGCAACAAACAATCACTTAGCAAACTTCACTGGAATGTCTTTTTTACATACTGCAAACCAAGCAGCTGGTACTGCAATAACTTACAGATATTATGTTAAAGGTAGTAATACAAGCACTGGTTCTGGATGGTATTGTGTTGATGCATGGGGGCAGTCTGGGTTTAATTTTAGTATTTTATTTTTGGAGATTAAGTAAATGGCATCAACATTAAAAATTAACAATTTAGATACTGCAAGTGGTACAGACATTACAGTTGCATCTGGTAAAACAATCAAAGCGGCTGGTATGATTGTCCAAGTTCAAAGTGGTCAACTGGACACACAATTTACAATGAGTTCAAATCAATCAACACAAACTGATGTTGGATTATCTGTAACAATCACACCAAAATATTCAAATAGTAAACTGTTTGTTCAGGCAACTGGTAATACATATTCGTCACAATATAACGATAATCCATTGCATAGAATTGTAAGAACAGTTGGTGGAGTTGCAACATCAATTGCAGCTACCGATTATATGACATATTCACAAAGTAATAGTGGTGGTCAAGGTGGTGCTTATGTTCAATCAGTAATGGATACTGCACAATCAACAGCTGCACACGAATATAAAATTCAGATAAGGTCAGACCTTGGTAGTAACACAGTTTATTTTAATGTCAATGATACCAATAACCAAGGTGTTTCTGAAGAAGCACAAAGGTCAACTATTATGGTTATGGAAATCGCACAATAGAAACAATTATAAATATAGAAAAGAATTAATCAAGGAGAACATAAAATGGCAACAGCTTCAGAAGCATTAAATGAACTTGGTATTACTGAGTGGGTACTTCGTGGAGAACCTACAAAGGAATCAGAGTTCAAGGAAATGTTCAGAAAAATAACTGGAGCGGATGAAAACGGTTCTGCAATCGAATCTGCTGACACTTCAAAGTGGGGTGTAACTTGGAAACAAGTATCAGATGAGAAAGCAAAACTAGAAGCAGCCGCACCTATGGTAGAACTTCGTAAACAGAGAGATGCAAAACTCGCTGAAACAGATTGGACTGCTAACTCTGATGTAACCATGGCAGATAATATGAAAACTTATCGTCAAGCACTTCGTGATTTACCAGCACATAATGATGGTAAAAACGCAACACTTGCTTCAGATGGTAGGACATTGGAAAATGTCAAATGGCCTCAGAAACCAGCGTAAACGTATTAGATAATGTACTAGGAATTACTGATGTTGTGGAAACAACAACTTCTCAAGTAACTTTACCACAAGTAAAGAAACCAGATGAAGAAACAGATAATGACTATAAGTATCAGAGGGAAAACTTTTACCGTCTGGTAGAACGAGGACAAGATGCAATTGATGGTATTCTTGAACTTGCAAAGGAAAGTGAACATCCACGGTCTTATGAGGTTGCTGGTCAACTGATTAAGAATGTTGCAGATGTTACAGAAAAGTTAGGTGAGTTGCAACTTAAAATGCAAAAGTTAAAAGAAGTACCAAGTAACGCACCAAAGAATGTAACAAACGCATTATTCGTAGGTTCTACTTCAGAACTTCAAAAGATGTTAAAAGGAAAATAAAATGGCATTACTAACCCAAATAAAAAATGGTGCAATTCAAGGTTCTGGAACTACACTTGCAAACGCTGATGTAGACAAGTCTGTATCTGGTGATACACTGATTGTTTTTGATAACTCTGCAACTGCATTTAAAAGAGTGAGTGCATCTGGTTTAGGTGGTGGTAAGTTTCTTGGAGAAACATCTGGTGGTGCTGGAGATATTATTCGTGTTCATGAAAATGAATTAAACACAAGTGCAACCATTGATGCAAATAATAATGGATTAGCAGCTGGGCCGTTGACGATTGCAAGTGGAGTAACACTTACAATCAACGGTGAACTTTCGGTGGTATAGACATGAGTAAAATTACAGTCACAACATTAGCAGGACAAACATCTGGTGCAGATGCAAACAAAGTCAAGATTGAATCTGGTGATACTCTTGAATCATCAACAATAGGAACTGCCTCTGGTGCAATGTCAATCAAACCAGCAGGAACAGAAGTTGTTAATGTAGGAACTACTGGTGATTTACTTGTAAAAGGAACAACTAATCAAAGAGCTGCGTTAATTCTTCGTGCTGGTTCTAATACTGCAAACAGTCAACTTCGATTTGGTGACCAAGCGTCTGATACTTCTGGTCGTATTATGTATGACCATTCAGATGACACTATGAGATTTCAAACCAATGGTTCTGAAAGAGTTCGTATATCTGCAGCCGGTCTTGCAATTGGTGGAACTGGTGCAGCCAACACCTTAGACGATTATGAAGAAGGCACTTGGTCAGCAGAATTAAGAGGTGAATCATCAAGAGCATCTACCCCAGTAATATCAACCACAGCAAAATATAGAAAAATTGGAGATTTAGTTTTTGTTGCTGCTTATTTTGCAAACGTAAATACATCTGGAGCATCTGGAAATTGTGTGGTCACTGGATTTCCATTTCAAGCTATAAATCAATTATTTGGTTTAGATGTGCAAACATATGGACAAGATTATGATGACGCTGGTGGGGTTATTAGTGTCAAAATGTATATAGAAAATAACTCACAAGCGACTTTACTTGCAACTAAAGATAACGCAGCTTGGCAAGTAACTAGTATTACAGCTGGTAGTGGTAAATATCTTCAGATGCAAGGGTGTTACCTTACAGCGTCATAATAAATAACTTTATAGGAGAATATAATGGCAGAAATTAAAGTGACAGTAACAGACACACAAGTAAAGTGTCTTGAGTATGCTGCTTATTCAGTCCAAGATTGGTGTGATAATGCAATTCATAATCGTGCTCGTATTGCACAAGATGAAATTATTGCAAAACTTGTAGAACATTGCAATGCAAATTCTATTGCACTTGCAGTAGGAACTGATGCACAAGTTGCTCAAGCATATACTTTGAAAGTAGTTGATACTGCAAAGAATATTACTGACAACCAAAAATTACCAGACGCAGAATAGGAAATAATTAATGTCATCCAAAATTAAAGTAGATACCATTGAAAATGTTGCTGGTTCTGGAAATGTAAGTTTAGGTTCTGGACATAATCTTGTGGTGCCTGGTAACAATACTACTTCTGGAAATGCAACAGTAGGTGGAACACTTGGTGTTACTGGTGTAACAACTCTTACTGGTGACCTTGCAGTAGATACTAATGTATTAAAAGTTGATAGTTCTAATAATAGAGTAGGCATTGGAACTGCATCTCCTAGTTATACTTTACATTCTTCAACATCCACTGGTTCTGATTTTGCTGGATTTTTCCACAATGGAGCCGGAAGTGGAAATGGTACAGCACTTGTCGCTAAAGGTGGTGCAAATAATTCTGGTGCTGGTACATTTATTGTTCAAGATTATGGTGGAAATGAAGATTTTAAGGTTGATGGTCTTGGTCGTGTAACAAAACCTAATAATATAAGTTTTATGGCGAGAGGTGGAAATGACAATTATATAAACACTAACCCAATTCCATTTCCGACTGTAACTGGTTTGGGAGCTCATAATATAGGTGGACATTATAATAATTCAAATTACACTTTTACTGCTCCAATCGCTGGAAGATATTTTCTCCATGTCCATCTGGGTCTTTGTAGAATTAATGGTAGTGGTGCTAATTGCTATCCATACATTAGAATAAATGGTACTAATACACAGTATAGTTATTTTCATACTGGAGCGTCCGGCTACAACTATTCTAATAATAATATGAGTGGAGTTTTTGAATTAGCTGCAAATGATGCTATTACTGTACATTTTTTCGCATCTAGTGGTACTTATTATAATGGTTCATCTGAGTGTAGGTTTTCTGGATATTTGATGGGATAAAAATATGTCAACAATTAAAGTAGATACAATCGCAACAAGAACTGGTTCTGGTAATATTACTGCAAGTAACACTATTGCTGGTACTTCTGCAACTTTGTCTGGAACACTTGCTGTTACTGGTGCAACAACTACGGCTGCAATTACATCAACTGGTAGGCATGACGTAAACTTTAATGGTTCTTCAACACAAGCATTTAAATATACTGATACCGGCGGTGGTAACTTAGCATCATTTGGTCAGTTTTATAATCCATCAAATTCTCTTATTGGAAATATTCAAAATGCAGCCAATGCTGGTGTTCATATAAATGTTGGTAGTGGTTCAGTATGTTTTACCCAAACTGGTTACACGGCTGCAAATGCCCTTGACGATTATGAAGAAGGCAGTTTTACGCCAGTTCCAGTAGTTACATACAATCCAGGCGGTGTGTCAGTAAGTAATATAACACAGCAAATTGGGAAATACGTTAAAGTTGGTGGTATGGTATTTTTCCATGTTAGAGTAAGATTTGATAAAGCAGGAAGTAGTGGAAATATTGGTATAAATGGTATGCCATTTGCTGCTAATGCAATCATTGACTTTGGTAATGTCGGTATGGCAAGAGAGGGTGCTACGGAAGGTAGTGCTTATCAATTTGAAGGTATGACTGGTGGAGGTACACAAATTGGTGTAATTAGAAAATATGATAATAATAGTCTTGGAACTGGAACTAAAGACATTCAAGGTCATGGATTTTATAGAACAGACAGTTAATAAATAACTTTATACCTCTAGTGGATGCTAGGGGCGGACAAAAGGAGAAAAATAATGGCGATTACAAAACGTACAGAAGAAGATAAAATTGAAGTAGTAGGCGAGTTCAAAAACATTCAAGTGAGAACTGCCACTGTAATTGAAGAAGATGGTGTGGAACTTTCAAGAAGTTTTCACCGTCATGTTGTTGCACCAGACTCAGATTCATCTAGTGAAAGTGCAGACGTAAAAGCGATGGTTGCACAGTTTCATACTGATACAGTCAAAGCTGCATGGAAAAAACATCAAGAGGATAACGCACCAAAGGAGTAATAAATATCTGAATGACAGATATTAATCATTACTTAGGTAATCCACTTCTAAAAAAAGCAAATGTTCCAGTAGAATGGACAAAAGACCAAATTCTTGAATACCAAAAGTGTATGCAAGACCCTCTGTATTTTTGTCAGAAATACATTAAGATTGTATCTCTAGATGAGGGTCTTGTTCCTTTTGATGTATACCCATTTCAAAAAGAAATACTAGGAACGATACACAATAATCGTTTTACTATATGTAAACTTCCCAGACAATCTGGTAAGACAACTACAATTATATCTTATATCTTACATTATGTTCTATTCAACGAACAAATGAGAGTAGCGATACTTGCAAACAAAGCTGCAACTGCAAGAGATATTCTTTCCAGATTACAACTCGCATATGAAAACCTACCTAAATGGTTACAACAAGGAGTAATGTCTTGGAATAAGGGTTCTCTGGACTTAGAGAACGGTTCTCGTATTGTTGCATCTTCTACATCTTCCAGTGCAGTTCGTGGTGGTTCTTACAATATGATTTTCTTGGATGAGTTCGCTTTCGTACCTCACAATGTCGCAGAGGATTTTTTCAGTTCTGTGTATCCTACAATTTCATCTGGTAAAAATACAAAGGTTGTTATCGTATCAACCCCAAACGGTATGAACTTATTTTACAAACTTTGGTCAGATGCAGAGAGTGGTAAAAACTCTTACAATCCTATTGATGTTCACTGGAGTGAAATTCCAGGCAGAGATGAAAAGTGGAAAGAAGAAACTATTGCAAACACCTCTCAAGAACAATTTAATCGTGAATTTGAGTGTGAGTTCTTAGGGTCTATTAATACTCTTATTCATCCGACAAAGATTAAATCTATGGTATTTGATGACCCTATACAACGTAATGCTGGATTAGAACTTTACAAGAAACCAGAGAAAGATAGATTATATACAATAGTATGTGATGTTGCAAGAGGAACAGAACA